CTTTTAGTGTGTTAAACTGAAGGTTAAGGGGGACTTCTGGATTCCATACTATTATATACCCCCTCAGATTTTTCTACTAAAATATGCTTAGTTAGATACATATAAGGAGTAAGAAGTAGAAGCTAACAGGGCTTAAGAGTACTTAAGTATACTTAATATACTATAGTATCTTAATCCCCTATATCCATGATGTAACTTTAGAAAGCTACCAGCTTATCCAGCCATCCTGCTTCTGCTCTATTGAGGAAACATTCATGCCACTCATGAACTTCTCTAGCTCATTCTCTAGGAGTTCTTCCTTCCTAGACCTTATCTCTATGTCAGCATCAGCAGCCATCTGGTCTACCCAATACTGTACAGCCATTGCCAGTACGTCTAGTCTATCATCGTGTGCCAAGGCTCCACGCTGCTTAGTAATCCTAGTCATCTGATAGGCTAACATATACTTACTACCCTTCTCAGGCGGCATATCCTGCACACTATCATAGTCCTTCTGTATAACCTTAGGGTCTATGACAAGCCTGTGCTGGTTCATGACAGGCTCTAGTGTATCAATGATACGCTTCTCCTTCTGTGTATTGTGTCGGACTTCCTCCACAGTCACAGGGTAGGACTTAAGTAGGTGTGGCTTGAGTAGCTCTGTGAACATACCGTCACCGAAGTTACTCTCTACCAGCACTAGATTAACCTGATGTATCTTTGCTAGGTCTGTTAAGTGTTGTAGTGTACTATCAGTATAACCACCCTCAACACCACCAGCATCTACAACATACAGAAAACCATTAAGCATCTTAACAACAGCGTATGCAGTCTCATCTGAGCCTCTACCAGAGGGGTCAATGGCTAACACGCTACCCTGATACTCTTTACGCCCTATAGTGTCCTCAGGGGCGTAGAACTTGTCCCCTGATAGCCCTACATTAGGCAGGTCTAGCATCGGTTTCATTACCCCATAGACCATCTTCTCAGGTGCAGTCTCCTTATCACAGGAGTATATCATCAAGTCATTCAGCTTTAGCGGGTACTTATTAGCGTCCGATAGGCTAGTATCCAACATAAACTGCAAAGCAAAACCACTTCTACCATAACTCAGTTCTCTTTCTAGCAAGTCATCGTCATCAAAGCGTTTAGGGTCCGTAGGAAGCCCGTATGATGCTGCTCCCTGAGTCTCTAGTACCTCTAGTAGCTTCGGAGCAAGACGCTTATCGTACGCCTTCTCAGAGCGTTCTATGGTAGGGTATCTAGCTGGCCACACTCTCATCTCATATCCACGTGTAGTCAGTGTATTGTAGAGAGACATCTCGTTCTGAGGAGTACCAAGGTACATAATCTTACCATCAGGCTTGAGTACAGCGTCAAATTCCTTGACAGTCTCCCCTAGCTTCTCACGCATCATGTGCGTCATGGAGTTATTAGGCACCTCTACGTCATCTGCGATGATTATATCTGCTCTACTACCTGTAAGCTGTCCAGTGACACCCACGGACTTCACAGAGGGGCTACCAGAGGCTTTAGCAGGGGCTACATCGAAGGCAATCTTAGACCATCTCTGCCCATCTTTAGCTACTAAGTGTTGACATAGGGGTAACTCTACGATAATACGCTGTGTAAAGGTAGAGAAGTCATCAGCACGTGCCTTAGATGCAGATACCACCATGAACTTAAGTTGTGGGTTAATCAGTAAGCACCAGACCACGAAGGCAGCCGCAATGTAGGACTTACCTACACCACGGAAAGCCTCGATGATACAGCGTTTAGGATTATTCTGCATGTAGTCAGCAATATCATACTGAATCTCTGTAGGTTCTGGAAGTCCTAGATGCTTCCACACTATGAATAGAAAGTTTCTAAAGTCCTTAAGGGACTCAGGTACTTCATTAGTCATCATATATTACTTCAATATCATGTGCATGTGCATCGTTTACTTTAGCCCATACAGCGTTAATAGGTGCTACGTTAAACTGAAAGGTAGCGGCTAAGTCTCCTACAGTAGCACTACCATCTAGGTTCATACCTGTTGTAGGAGCTACTGTGTCGTTGCTAAAACCAATCATAATAGAATGGTTGTCATGGTCATTCTGTATACATAAGTACATACGACTAGCGTTACTGTCTAGTATCTTTACCCATGACTGGTCAGCAGGTAGTGTTACATTCTTGCTAGTTAAACTTGCGTTATGTCCCCTCATCTAACTACCTTTCCAATGTCAGTTTAATTTTAGCTATTTCTATCTCTAGGTCATGTACTCTTTTTACAGTATCTTGTACTTCCTGCGGTGGTTGAAACAAGTCAATCCACTCATCATTCTCTTCTACTTCTGCCATAGTTAATTCAAGATTATGTTCTAAGAAGGATATTCGCTCTGTCAGGCCGAAATAGGCCCAAGTAGCTATGCTTGCAGCAGCAATCATGGATACTAAGTTACGTAGAGGAATAGTAATCTCACTATTATCATTTAACTTAGTAGCTGTACTTTTAATTGAGTTTGTCATTGGATACTCTCCGCCACCTCAAAGGGTAAGTCATTGAGTAGATTAGCCATAGGGCTTTCTGCCATGATTGCATCAAGAGAGGCTCCGTTATCCTTAAGGAACTTAACAGCCACTGATAACTCACTAGCCGTTGCCTCACCACTCTGAACACGCATAAGCAGTTCTTTAGTGACTGCATCGTGTAGAGTGTCTATCAGTTGTTTTTCTGTCACTGCCACTCTCCTGTACGGATTTGTTCTGTTACTTCTATAGCACGTTGACCTACTTGTTTAGCCCAACGACTATCAAGAAACTCATCTGCCGCCGTATCGTAGTTTCCTGCCTTTAGCAGAGCCATTGCGTTTACGAACTTGGACGCTGTTCCTATTCCTACGTTGAAGGTGAAGTTGATAAGGGCTGCAAAACGTACCTCGTCTAACTGTAGTACCCAAGGGAACTTCTCTTTCAGTTGCGCTGTCACTTGTTGTACATCGTTCTGTAGTAACATCTCTGCTTCTTTTTCTGAGATGCCTACGTCTTCCAAGTTTCTTCCGATACCGATTGTCAGTTTGTCTGATGTGCATTTGTACGGCTTAAGCTCCATACCTTCGTGGCGTTTAAGTTGGTCTAGTAGATTGTTCATGCTTTCTTCTTGTACTTATCCGTCTTCTTAGGAAAGCCAGCCTTCATATTAGAGTACGATTTAGCTGAGACAGTAGACTTACTCTTAGGTCTGCTAGTGCCAGCAGCTTTACGCTTGTTAATGTTCTCATATAAACTCATGTTCTTCTCCGCTTGTTCTGCTGTAGTTATGTTGTGCATGTCCCACATTACTTCTTCATCCTGTATACGATGTTGATTGCAGTGTTTGCACATACTGCTAGTAGTGTTAGTATCTGTAGGAAGATTGCTATTATCTCTAGTTCCACTACTTCTCCTGTTTAGGTATTACATTACTACATACGTAACATAACATTCTGACAAAGCTCTGTACTAACTTCTGTGGTATGTACTGAGTATTCAAACAGTGTTTGCAAGTGTACTTCATTATTTCTTCCCGAATACTTTAGCTGCACCTTTAATACCAAAGGATGCTGATACGATTATACCAAGGGTGTACTTGTACCACTCAGGTGTCTGTGCCAACGCTTGAAAACCACGTTCCACGTACTCGACTGTAAAGGGCAGGAAGCAGAGTAGTAGTGGGATACTGAACAAAATTGTAAGATACTCGTCTTTCCAACTTTCCTTAGAACCTTTAACAGCTTCAACATCCC